CAATTCATAGGAATCATACCGAATTCCGATAAGATTATCATGAACACACCCGTAAAAGACGAGTTAGGGAACTACTTTTTAATGAAACATACGAGTTCGGGTAGGTTCGGTGAAAAGTTATACGTCCACTTAGCCGATACGCCGTATTACGCCGACGGACCTAAGGTCGAACCTATAGCGCACAAGGACATGTTGTTTACGCGCATGGAAGATTTGGGGTTTACTTTAACATTGTGGGAAGATCTTAAAGGGAACCCGGTTTCGGATTTGTATAGTAAATTTAGGTTTGTGTATAAGAAATGATTAATTATTATTATTACTTTTAACATTAAAGCTTTTCATTTTGTTCTTTAATTTTGCTCGTTCAGTGTTATGAACTTTAGATACAGTCATAAAAAAATTATTATTAATTTTATTAAGGTTTTTGGCTTCTTTAATCGCGATATTCTTTGCTTTTTGGACCTTGGCCCTTTGTGTTTGTCGTTTTTTTATCAAGTTCTTCGCGCGACGAGTTAATACTTTCTGTTTATTGTTATAAGCTTTTAAACTCGACCTTGCTACATTCATTTTGTTAGCTTCGGTTTTTGTGTTGGGTTTTGTATTAACTTTTCGCGCGATATTTTCGCGGATTTTTGGTGGTAAACGAGGTAAATTTTTTCGTTTAACAGTTACAGTGGACAATTGGTTCGTATAATATTTATAATTTATAAATTTAGTATTAGTGTTTTTCCAAATATTTAATCCATTCTTTTTAAGTTCTGACGATATACCTTTAAGTCCTGGGTTCCCTCGCAAATTAAGCTTTGAGAGTTTGGGAAGGTCTTCGATCTCTTTTGGTATAGAGGTTAATTTATTACCGCCAAGATTAAGTTCTTTAAGGTTTTTACAAAGACCAATCTCTTTTGGTAACGATGTTAATTCATTACCGCCAAAATCAAGTTCTTCAAGATTTTTAAGAAGACCGATCTCTTTTGGTATCGAGGTTATTTTATTATAATTAAAATCAAGTACTTTAAGGTTTTTACAAAGACCGATCTCTTTTGGTAATGATGTTAATACATTATCGTCAAAACTAAGTTTTTCGAGTTTTTTAAGGTTACCGATCTCTTTTGGTAACGATACCATCATATTACCGTTCAAATTAATTTTATTAAGGTTTTTACAAAGACCGATCTCTTTTGGTAAAGTACGTAGCTTATTATTCTCTAATTTAAGTTCTTCGAGATTTTTAAGGTTACCGATTTGTGGTGGTAACGATTCTAAATTACCCAACGGCAAATTAAGTTCCTTAAGGTTTTTAAGGTTACCGATCTCTTTTGGTAGCCAGGTAAATTTATGCTTTTGTATATATAATGATTCGAGTCGTGTAAATGAACCAATTTCTCTTGGTAAATTAGTATAGTAGGTACGCAAAATCCCTGAACTCCTATAACCAGATTTAACAATCCACTTAGCATTTTTATTAACATTGGTAAGGTTAAAAGGAACAGTATCATTAAGTCTTCGCCTGACTCGGCGATTGGTGGTAGACCTTGAGTTATTGTTATTACTACTCATATACATTTACCTATTATTATTATTGACATTGGTACGTCTACTCTGAGCGGCGTTACCCGCCTTTTTTTTCCTTCTTTTTCTGTTTCATCCGATCTTTCATAAATTTCGTGGATGCTATTATCTTTTTTTCCTTTAATATTGGTTTTACAAAAGTTACAAAATTTATGTTTTCTCTTTTGACTGGTTTTCTCGTCCATGGATTTTCTTTTATAACGACTTTTTCTGGTTCGAGATTATATATGTTTTGTAATTTCTTTTTTGACAATTTACGAAGTGAGTTTTCAGATATGTACTTATTAAATTGCTTGGGCTGATTTGAGTTGGTAAAGTATGTAATACGTATAGCGTTACTACCAGGTTTAAATTTGTTAACAATATTCAAATCATTTTTACGAGGCTTTGTGATACGTACTTTGCTACGGTTTATATTCAAGGGTTTTTCATTTGAATTTGAATTTGAATTTGAATTTGAATTTGAATTTGATGAATTTGGTGAAAGGACATTTAGTCTTCCATTTTGTTCCATGATGAAGCCATTTGGATTATTTCTTTGCATCTGTATATACCTTCGCATAAAATTGTTAACACTCATATTTATATACATTTACCCTGTATTTTTTTTATGTATGTTTATGATAAGATGATAGTCGCTTTATTCCTCCTTATCATAAATATACTCATATTCATCAATACGAAAGAACCTAAGGAATTAATCGAGGTTCGCGAAAAATATCAAATTCTCAGGGAACACCTTAAGAAAACCGATAACGAAAAGTTTACTGTTTTACACGACGAAATACCAATAACAGCACACATACGTTTACGGGGTGCCGTAGGATACAATTCAAACAAGGGAAACGAAATAGGTTTATGTATAGATGGTGATTCAAATGAGATTTTTCACGTTCTTTTACATGAACTCGCACACTCTACAGTGGATGAATATACACACAGTAAAGAATTCTGGGGTAATTTTAAGGAACTCAGGGATATTTGCGTTAAGTTAGGAATATATCAGGAGATACCAAAAAGAACTGAATTTTGTGGTAAACACGTCCAAGATAAATAATCTATGCTTAAATTAATATAAAATGTCAGAAGCATCCACAAAAGATTTTGTATATTTGGTTATACTTTGGAATGGTGTCCTTTCCTTATCAGCACTCCCACTTTACGTCGAAAACCCATGGGCTATAATTTTCCTATTAACGTTCTTAATACCTAATATTCTTGGATACATACCAAGAGGTGGTGAATTATGGGGACGCATGGCTTTGGACGTTCCATTCATGCTTTTATCGACGGGTGTTGCGTGGGGTTTCTCTGCGGCTCTTTCCGCCGTTTCTGGAGAAGTTAAAAAATCGTTCAAAAATTATGGTAAAACTACACGAAGTACAGGAACTGTTATTGGAGTTCGTGGAGCAGGTTTATTACTAGGATTTATGATATCTTACATTGTTTTAGGAAATAGCAGAATGTATTCGCATTTTAACAATGCTGTTAACAACGTTTAAGCATATTTTCTAACAATATAAAATGCAACTGCGGCAACTGCACCAGTTGCTGCTAAACCAACCATACTTCTATTCCCGTGATCGTTAAGATACTGAGGCACAAAGTTTGCAAGTTTTTCTTGAACTGGCTTACTAATTGCTATCGCAGTACACACAGCGACGACGAGAGCTTGAAATTGGTCATCGGTTAAATTAAATGGGTTATCGTTTTTAGTCGCCTTTTCTTCTGTCTTTTGTCCGACAGGCTGTTGCGCAATCATCATGGGCGATTGCATTTGAGACTGAGTCATTCGTGGGTCTTGTGCCATCATTGGTGGTTCAAGAGGAGCTTCGGGTTGACCCATAATATCAGAAATAGGTGTAGAGTCCATGTTACTTTGTTTAAAATCAATATTTTTTTCGGGTGAAAAACTCGGCATTTCTTGTTGTATCGAAGGTGGAGGTTGTTGCGCATTTGGTATGAAATTTGTGGATTGATTATTGTTTAAATTAACCATACCTTCTCCGGTATCGGATAAATTCATGGTAGAAATGTCTGTCGCCATATATCTAATACAAATGTTTTTCGTTTTTAACGTTTACGCATCCTGGTATTATTTTTTTAAAGTATAGTTTGGATATAAACACCCTAACGCCTTGACAATTCTAGGTAAATCATTAAATTCTTCGTAACTAGACATATCGTGATCTATATCAATAGTATGTTTATCGTGGCATACATCTATTAATATACTGTACCCGTTTTCACTACCGTGAGTCCTGGTTATTTCTTCATCGTCAGACCGTGGGTATACGTCAATTCTATTATCTTTTGGTTTATGATATAAGGGTATAGAACTGGGAGGTGGTAATGGAAATATGTTTAATGCCGAACTTATACGTTTAGAAAATAGTCTTATCATTTCTTCTTAATGACTTTTAATGCCGTTGTTTTTTTAACTGCGTTTCTATCACCAGCTTTCATATTACCATGCCTTGGATTAAACATTTTTTTGTGTGTTTGCCAATATTGAGGGGCACCTACTTTAAAGTTTTTACGTAAAGTTGCCTTGTACCAAAAAACACAGTCTTCTATTTTATTACTCTTTGAAGTATTATCTAAAACTAAACACTCGTAATTTTCCGTACACGAATCCATGACTTTATTGAACATTTCGAACGTTGGAAAAATACCAAAGAACGATTTATACAACTTCTCTCTATTCTGTATAATGTTTTCGCGAAGAATAAATACGTAATCGACGTTTGCCCTGAGTGCTGGTGGAAGATCCATACAATATTGCATGGTTAACATGAAAAATATCTTCCAGTGTCTCCCGTTCATAAAACATTGTCTTATACACGTATCTTTCATAAATTTAGAATCGTACATACAATCGTCTAAAAGAAGAAACGCTCCACAATTTGTTTTTCCCGCGCCTACGAGTTTCCTTTGTCTTTCCATAACACGTTCTATAGCTTCCCTATCGTAATCGCCGTATATGAAAAGATCAGGTACATATTTCTGGTAGTAATGGTTTCCTTCTTCTGTTGCTGATAAAACTATTCCTGCTGGTAAATGTTTTTTATGATATAGAATATCAGTAACCAACGTTGATTTACCTGTATTACGTTTTCCGATAAAAACACATACTTTATCATCGGCCATACTTTCAGGCTTGAATTTTCGAAGTTGAAGATTCATTTAATGTACTGCTTCGTTTTATTTTATAAAATTTTACTCACATAGAGTAAGAATGGCTGGTCGATTAAACCTCGCTGTCACAGGAATCCAGGACCAGTGGCTTACTGGTAAACCAGAGTTTTCATATTTCCTGATGAATTTTAAAAGACATACTAAATTTTCAATAGAAGCAATAGAAACCCCATTTGACGGTGATGTTGATTTCGATACAACGTTAGAGTGTCGTATACCTAATAATAAAGGCGATCTCATTCGAAGTATGATGTTTAAGTTTACTCTACCACAACCTACTGGTACACCTGGATCAGGTAAAGATATAAGGTATGTTAAATCCATAGGTGCTAAAATAATACAACACGCAGATTTACTTATAGGTGGTCAAACTATAGAGAGAATAACAGGTGATTATATATACATGTATGATCAATTACGCAATAATAAAGACGATATCGATCAAACGCTTTATTTTTTGGGTGGGCATGGTAATTATATAGCTGTATCATCGGATTGGGATTATAATGTTTTATTACCGTTTTACTTTTTTAGACACCCAAGTTTGGCAATACCTGTATTTGCTCTCACTAAACAACAAGTCGAAGTTCGTATTAAATTCAAAAAATTAAAGGATATAACAGTTTCGTATACTACCGCAACTGGTGCAATTGAAGATCCACCATCTGACGTGGCTTCGTCTATTAAAAAAACATCACTCATAACGGATTTCTTTTTTATAACGGATTACGAAAGAGATTTTATAATGACACGACCTATAGAATATATAATAACACAGGTTCAAATGTCAAAGTTTAAGATGAAAGCTGGTGAATCTAAAAAATCTATCATGCTCAAATTCAAAGGTCCTGTAAAAGAGATGATGTTTATGGCGGTTAGTGATGATGTATACAAATACAATCCAATAAAACACGTTACGATGAAATTCAATAATAATACAATTATTGATGCAGATAATTTAATGTTAAGTTATGAACAACCTTTGAAATATTATACCGGCGTTACGAACAACGATTTCGGTGTGTATAGTTTTTCGTTAAAACCAGAGACGTACTACCCAACAGGACAGGTTAATATGAGTAGAATCGCACATAACCTTTTAGAAGTCGAACTCGATGAACCCGACGCTACGTTTGAACATACGGTATATGTATACGGTGTAAGTTATAATGTTTTACGTGTTCATAGCGGTCTTGGTGGTTTAAAATTTTAGTCATCTATAATAGTAATGGCTGGAAGACTTCAATTAGAAACAACTGGCCCACAGGACGCCTTTTTTACGGATGATCCAGAATATACATACTTCGTAAAAAATTTTCAAAAACACGCTAATTATGCCTCTTTCTTTGAGGATTTAGACGTAAAAGGTGATATCGATTTCGGAAACGAGGTCCGGTGTGTTATTCCCCAAAACCAGGGTGATCTTCTCAAAACTGTGAGTATGAAGGTCGAATTAGCAGCGATAGATCAAACTCTTAAGAACTCTATAACAAATGCAACTGGTTTAGGATACAATGAATCGATAGGGCACCAAATGATTGAATACGTGGAGTTATTGATAGGTGGTGAAGTTATTCAAAGACTTACGAGTGATTTTATACACATTTATTCCGAGCAATACGTAACGCAAACAAAACAAACGAACTTATCTAAACTTATAGGTAAACCACCAAATGAATTTTCGGGTACAATGGTTATGAAAACTGCTTTGGGACATTACCTTGGTAATGCAACTTCCGATAAAAAGTATTTTGTCGATATACCTTTCTATTTTTACAATAACCCCGAACTTGCTATACCACTTTTTGCAATCGATAAACAGGAAATTGAGGTTGTTATAAAACTCCGTGATGTTGATCAGTGTATTCACGCAACAAGAAGTGATTTTTCCAACTTTATACATTATACGGGTTTAAAACCTAAAAACTTGATAAAAAGTTTAAAATTGAATGTCGAGATGGTTTGTTTGGATGTCGAAGAAAAGGAAAAAATGTTAAGTACACCGACAGATTACTTAATAACTCAAGTTCAAGAGAGTAAAGATGAAATACCACAAAGTCCAAACGTTGAACCCGTTGTAGTAAAACATAGACTCAATTTTAAAAATCCCGTCAAAGAACTTTATTTTATCATACAGGAAAAAAGAAATAGTGCAGTCGGTTTACATTTCGTTACACCACTCGATTACGATCATGCAGAATACACGCTCAATAGCGAGTATATAAATTACGAACACTTACGTAATCTTGAACTAAAATTGGATGAAAGAGATATATTGGATGGTGCTTCCGGTGAAGTTATAAGCTTACGTGCAGTTCAGAGTGGTATACA